CACCATTGGGCCAGTAGTTGATGACTGTACCGGGACCACTGGCAAACGTGTTGTTCGCATTAGGAATTTCAGGATGTGCTTTTGGATAATTAACATTTTGTGGTGTAAGAGAGTCACCACTCCACCAACCAGCAAGGGAGTTTGTTGTTTCAAATGTTGGCGACCACAAATCCTCTATGTTTGTGTTGGAGTAGATCGAGTTGTTTGCTGGTGATTGATGAATGCTCAACTTAGTATTTGCAGCGGGTCTTGGTGCTGTCTTCTTTGCGAGCATCTTTAGACCAGCAGGATGTACACTGTCTCTTACGATTGTGTAGTAGTTTGTTGAATCTTGTTCGCTGGTAATCTCATAAGAAAACTCATCAAAATTCTCACCGCGAAGTTTTGCTGCGGGTGTTGAGAGAAGACTCTTCTCAGAAACATATCGACCCTCACTGGTGTGCATTGGCTCGACCACTTCAACCTTTACAGAGTCAATCACTGATCGGGACAAAGAGTTAACCGAAGGATTCAATGTTTGATTCACACGAATAAATGGACTAAAGTGTGTTGTGTGGTATGGAAGTTTTGCATTTCCAGCCAGAGCATCTGAAATGCCAAAGGTGTGGTTTGTCGGATTTGATACATTTCCAGTGGGGAATCTTCCGGGCAGATCAAGTCTTCCGCCGGAGCCATAATTATTCGCTGCGGTTCGATATGGATTTGTTTGTGTTACAATGCTTGTCCCCAAGCTGGGATCAAATACATCAAGATCAGATGCTAGTTGTCTTCCGCTGAAGTATGCAGAGTATGTAAAGAATGAGTCGTCCATTGCAACAGAGTTTGCAACTAATGAAACTGCTTTTGTTTCACCTGATGTGATGTCTACATAGCTGTTACTAACATCAGTGAAGAACTGCGCTCCATTTGAGGCATAGGTAATGACACCAGCAGAGAATAGTGATCCAGAGTTTGCACTTTCTTCAAACGAAGATCTTCCACCAAGACCCTTTGCGCGGACAGACATTTTGTAAATTGTATTTTCTCTGAACGGTATCTTTTGATTCCACACCAAGAATCTTTCAGTCTGATTTTTCTCTCTGTACAAGTTGTTTTCGCTGCTATCAGAGAATGAATCGGTGTCGCCAATGACTAATATTTTACCCTTTGGAGTGACCGTATCTGTTCCGGGTCCACCAATCAAAGTTGTTTGACCAGAACCATTCGCAGTGTACCAAGGACCAGTATTTGAAGATGCTACCTCTGGAGTGAAGGATGCTTCGGGTTTATCAAAACGAATCCATGCGACTTCATATGTGTCTCCTATCGCACGTTGGTTATAAATTGCTGATATAGGTCTACCCCCAATATCAAATCGAATTTTATCAATATTGCCACGAGGATGACCTCCTCGACCGATAGCCAAACCGCGAAGCGAAGAAGAAAGATCGGGTGGATCTTCATCGGTGACGATATTTTCAACATTTGTTGTTGCATCACCCGCAGCAGCGGATATGGGTTTTCTCTTAATATGTCTTCCGTCAGAATTATTTCCACTAAAATATACATATCCATCATATGCGCCATCTGAAGAAACATCTACTGTGAGTCCGAAAGGAGTGTTTAAACCTGTAATCCAATCTTCAAAATTGGAGCCGTCAAGATCACATCGGGAGATGAGGTTACCACCACCTTCCGCTATGTATATTTTGCCATTGACAGGATCAATGTCAATAAAATTTCCAGTCGAAATACCCGATGTGATCAAATCTGTATGACTTCCACCAGAAGACATGGCTTTTCGTCGAAGATTGCCTCCAGTTGATCCTACCCAATACATTATCTGATTAGCCACATCAAGCGTTAAATGGCAATCACCTTGACCACTCAATCCGGTTGATTCTATAGTTTCAATCGAGGATTCAATATCAGTTTTCACTGGAGTCGAGGTACTATCCATACTTGCTCGTTTAATGTTCGCACCGTCAACGTAATACATCTTACGATTGACAAGATCGAGCTTTATATCGAAGGGATCACCAGTGAGGGCTGAATTACTAATAAGCACTTCCAAATTTGTACCATCAAGGTTAGCACGAAAGATAGTGTCATCAATTTTATCTGTGAAGTACATCTTACCATTAGGAAAGTCTAAGGCAACCGCTTGAGGAGCATCCATGATGGCTTCACCGGGATTCCCAGAAATATTATCAGACAAAAGAATCTCAAAATTGCTATTCAAACTATCTGCATCGGCTCTAGCTATATGCTCATACGAACTACTTTGATCGGCGTAATAAACCTGTGGAGTGAGATGTGCGTCAACCTTAGCCCAATTTGCTATTTTTGATAGATCATAGCGATAAACATACCACTTTCCAATTTGCATTCTTACGGGATTAACGTTGAGGAGTTTTAGTCCAGCCCTCGATGTAGACACGAACGATCCGTCACCATCAGCCCAAAAAAATTCAATTGATGGTGACAACTCTATAGGTTCATTTGGTACGGCATCATTTGTTTGTCTCACGCAGATAGAAACGGTGCTGTAATCTGTAGAAAACTCTTTATAGCTAGGAAGATCACTATCAGCTATATATGGATCAATTGCTCCAGTGGTGGGGTGGAATTGATCAATAATTATTTGAAGCGCATTTACGGGAGTTGTATTGCCATTTAAACGTTGAATATTTGTTGAAACTATTTCCTGCGAACTACGAACCGGAGTCCAGCCAAATGGTCTTGTATTTCCTACTTCCTCAGTAGTAAAGTCTGCAATATAACCAGCATTAGAACTTGTAAATGAATTCGCACTTATTGGATAAATATAACTCTGATCAACTCCAGCAGGACTTCTTGACTGCCGAATAATATTTCCGGTTTTCATGTTGTATGGAATGTTTGTTCCTGTGTTTCGATTTACAAAGTCGTCAAAGGGAGCGTGCATATTATCACTATCCATATAAGAATAGTCATCATGCATAAGACCTGTGGTAGTGACCGGAAGAACAACAGAGTTAATTGTGGAACCAGAGTCACTTGTGTAGATTGTTTCGTGAAGCTGAAACTTTCCACTTAAAGTGTTTCGATCAATGACGAGAAACGCCTTCCTTGGTTGGTGGATGCGAAGAAACTCTGGCTCCATAACGTGTTCGGCTTCTCGCGTTACGTTATTACTCACCATTCTCGCAATGTGACTGTTTGAATGTCTACCCGGATTAAAGCTCATTGTCTGATCTGTTGGGTTTACATGAACATCATTGACCATTGCAGTCGCACCTGAAGTAACACCCGTAATTTCACGCTCTGCCATATCCTCAAGTCCTGCAACATAAGGAACCAAGATATATGACTCTCTTTGATATTCACCACCACTTGTAATTAGAACTTCGTCGATCGGAAATCGAAGATCAATCTCTTCGTTAAAGAGTAATCGAAAGAGATACTTAAAAGAATCTGCTGTACCAACAGAACGATAGAAATCTAAAATATTCTTTTGAAAGTTTCTTCGATTGGCTTCACTTTCAAAATTTTCGGGTAGGAATTTTCCATACTGTGCATTAAAAGAACGTGAGAAATTATCAAGGTCTGTTGTGTCAATATCGCCAAGATCAGGGAGAATTTTTGTAGCTGTATCAGCACCATAATAGTTGACAGAGGAATCAGAAGTTGTTGCCATCAAAGAGTTGTTTGCCAGAAATTCATAATACTTCTCAATGAATGTCACAAATGTAGGATGCTCCGACCGAATGAAGTCGGGGACATGCTCAGATACTAATAGAGATGTTTGATGTGAATTTGCGGTTCTGACAACATTACCCATAATATATTAGTAACCTCCGGCGTAGCCTTGAACTTGCTGGCTTTCAATAACATCAGTTTCCTTGATCATTCTAATCGTGCTGTTCGTCGAGTCAATTGTTGTGATCACAGTCTTTGCTCCAGTCAAATCTTTTCGATCTGGTCTTGCGTACAGTCTAATTTCATTTACCGATCTTGGAAGACCTGTGATATTTAGTTGCATATCAACAACTCCGTTAGCATAATCAATTGTTCCAACATTTGCTCTTGGAAATTTAGAAGTTCCTGTGCTTTCTGAACCTAGTCCGCGTCGAATAAAAACCTGCCCATCTAAGTCGAATAATTGAACATTAGTAAATCCGGGGATATTGAATGGATCAGAGGTTAAAATGCTTTGATGCCCGTCATGAGGATGGTGAAGTGGATTTTCAAAAGTAATCATATAATTAGCAAGGCTTCTAAATCTAGCGGCAAAAGATCTCATAAGAGTTAATGAGGTTGCAGAGTTTTTAATTGAAATCTCGCTGTCATCAATTGTTCTTGTCAAAACAGAGTTTCGATAAATCTCATCAAACTTATTAAGTGTTGTTGATGAATAATTTGCAATCGCATTCCGAACAACAGCCTTAACATCGTCCTCTGTTCTTGTTGTCTGTCTCGGATCGTAAGTTACAGAACAATCCAAAAGAATTGTTAAATAATCTGGATCAACAATAATTGGATCTATTGTAACCATACTTCTTGACTTGATAAGTTCTCTTTTGATTCTATATTTTTCTGCGGCGGATAATTTTAAGCCAGATGTTGGTTTGGCTGCGATATAAACACGACCATACTCAGGCGGATCAAGTTCCGCACCATCCCAAACACGGACAGCTTCAATAGATCCGTAGTCATTTAAAATCCTTGCTCGATAATCATCAGTAGTAACAATACGCTTTTGCATCTGGAACTCGCGAGGTGCATTTGCTCTAATGTTTGCAGCAGTCTCTCTTTCAGATCCAGCGATTGATCTTGTAAATCCAGAGGAGATTGTTGCTGTGATCGCAGTTACGCCAGTTACAGAGTCGGCAAAAGTAAATGTCTTGGCTCCATTTCCTTCTGAGCCCAACATAGAAAGGTTATATTGAAGCTGAATTTGATCTGCGGTTTCTGGAGCTTTACCTACGACACCATCACCAAAGTAAACCTCATATTTTTCTTGGCGACCTTCTTGAACAAAATATACTTTTGAGTTGGCTGTGATTTGTGTGATATCCGTTGCCTTGCTATAAGTCTCTCCACCAAGAGAAACAGCAAGTGTATCTAGATCAACATCAGCGGAAGGAATTGTAAACTTCTCATTTTCAATACCTTCTGCTGTAAAAGTAGAAGTAGTAAACAGCCCTTCTCTGACCACCACACCATTAAGTGTATATGTTCCTGATTCTAAAGAATCTTGATCAGCAACAAGTGTCTCTGTTGTTAAAAAAGTATAAACGCCAGAACCAATTGAAGTTGTAAACTTTGTGTTCTTGGGTATGCGAACACTAGAACCTGAACCTGTAATAGTCAGGTCAAGATTAATTGTAGACCCCTTTCTTGACGATGGAGTATAACCAAGCTGTTTAGCGATTGAAACAATCGAGGATCGGAGAGTCGCGCTATCAATAAACATTTCACTTGCAAGCATATTAATATAGAAAGCATTATAGTGAGTGTTATAAGCGAGAACATCAAGAAGAATATTTAAACCAGAACCTTCAAAGTCATATCCAGAAAATTCTGTCTGACCACTAAGATAAGTTTTTAATGCACTCTTAATCTTATCAAAATCAAGTTCTGTAATCTTGAGCTTATTAGTTGTCGTAGTGTATGCTGATGACATTTATCTATATCTCTCCAAGAAGAAAACGGTCTGCCTTTCAACTTCTTCGTTTACGATAAAAAACGTCAAAGAAATTTTATATCCATTCTCAGACTCAACTGCCTGAACTCTAACTTCACTTAAACGGACTCTAGGTTCAAAGTTATTTATGACGTTTTTAATATCTGTTTCTAATCTTAATGTTGTTGCTACGGTCATGGGCTCAAATAAATGTCGTGTTATATTTGATCCAACTTCAGGATGAAATGGCTTATCAAAGTGATTCATTAAGAGGAGATTCCTAACAGAACGCACCACAGCATCAGCATCCTTTTTCGTCGAGATATTTCCCGTATTTGGATGTGCGCTAAAATCTAAATCAAGATCGTTATATGTCTTTATAAGTGGCAATTAAAAATCCTCCAATAGTATTTAGCTACCAGATCTCTGTAGTAAATCGTTAACATCCCTAGAAGCTCTAGCACTAGTGTCTTGTAGAACAATAATATCACCAGAAGTCATGTTAACAGCACCACCAGAAACAAAGGTCATAGTAGACCCATCAAAAGTTAAACTGCCTCCAGAAGTAATTGACATGTTTCCACCAGAGGTCAAATCTAAAACATCACCAGTAGAAACACTAGCAGATCCTTCACAGTTTAAATCAACATCTCCAACAACATGTATACTACATGCACCCTCAATCTTTACATTCTTGTTCCTTATAGTCACAGAAAAATCATCACCAATAACCTTAGTAACCTTTGATCCATCAGGGTGAATCTCATAAAAAGTTCCTGTTCTATGAGACTCTTTAATTCTTTCTGCACTAGGAGTATCGTCTATTTCACGAAAATGACCGCTATCTGATTCTTCAACAGAGTTATACGGATATCTGGCAGCAAAAGGATTTTCTGGTTCTGTAATTGTATCGCCATCTGTTTTTGTGATTGTCGCTAATTCGTCTTGGTGCGCTTGAGTAATAGTCCCTTCAAAAATACCCCGAGCAAGTCTTGGTGTGTTGATTTCATTAACTTCGTTGGGACCATAATCGCTAATGTTTTCAAAAGACCCCAAGGTTTGAATTAAAGTTTTTTGTGGTTGATTTGATATCGGTTCTCCAGATCCGACACGATCATCAATCATTCCAATGTCTGGTATTCTCTCAACATCTTCTGCCAAGTTAATTCTAGACACCGCATCTTGAGAATCATCAAAACCATTATTGTTGCCGGGATTACCATATCCAGTGTTAACCGTTCCCAACATCACCAAATCTTGACCTAACTTACCATCGCGATAAAATCCCATAACTCTTGTACCGGGTTTTAATGCAATAGTTTTTCCGTGACTATTATTTAGTGGTAGCAAAGGATAAGCCCAAGGAAGAGCGTCTGTTGGAAGAACGTTTTTATCAATTGTATTATAGCCGATGACCCTAACTCTACACCTACCCGCACCTGTAGGATCAAGGTTATCCTCTACAACACCTTCCCACCAATAAAAATTTCCAGTTTGTCCTACCCCAGCTAAATCCATAACTACCTCTTTTCTGGAAGTGGTGTTTCAAAAGAGTCTTTGACTAATTGAAGTGTTGTTTTATATCCAGCAGCTTTTGATAAAATTGTATGTTTAACTTTTGATACTAGATACTTACCAGAAAGAAGACCATCTATTCTTCCGCCTTGTTCATTATTTTGTTCTTCTATGGCAGGGATTATAATTTTAACAACTTCACCCACTTTTCTTTGCGAATCACCATTCACCAAAATCTCAAGACGAACAGAATTTATTTGTCCCATCTGTGATCTTCTTTGTAATTCTGTACCTTGTCTATCGTCAGAATAGTTAGATAGTGGTAAGCCATCAACGTCAAAAGATCCAAAATGTCGAGGAATAATTTTTACAAAACTACTAGATCGTTCGCTATATCTAGGATTATTACTTATTGAACTTATTCTCATATTTCCAGAAATACCAGTAAAGTTATAATTAACATGTTTGTAATCGTTATACGAATTTAAATAATTAAATTTTGAAACTGTCACCTTTCGTTTCATTAAATCATTACTTATTAAGGTTGAACCATAAACACCCTGATTGATATCCATTGATATATTTGGTAAGTTTAAAACTTTATATGATAATATTTTCCTAAGTGATATAATATCCTTTTTGTCTCCGGGTAGCTCATCAGCAGAGTAGGTCATAACCGGAGAGTTTTCTACTGGATCAACTAGACCCTCAATTGAGGAAAAGACAAACAAGCCATTAGATTTTTCAAAGAAAACATAATTAGAGCCTTGATATTTTTCAGGTATAGAAACAGCAGATATCATGTTAATCGCTTCTAGTGGACTTTTTTGATTAATAATCACACTTCCTATATTTTTAGTGGGTTCTGCGAAAATTCTTTTTCCCGAAACATCTTTAAATGGAACAAAAAGATCCTGAGCTATTCTGTGATAAGGCACATTTCTATACACCTTATTTACTTTTACTTGATCCGCAACAAGTTTTTCTGCGGAGCAAAATTTTAACTTAATCATTCTCTCTTTTGGTGCAATCATTGTAACATCGACATTATAAACTCTACCCACAAATGATATGGAGTCTTTTTGAGGAGTTTCAAAAGACACTTCGATAATCTCATCCCCAACTAATTTCATCTCATTAAAAATATTAACCCTATCAATAATCACAGCCTCGCCAGTTATGAACTGTGGATCACTCGCGATCAATCCCATACTTTCAACATATGTGATACTATT